TATTGCGACCCTTAAAGGATTAAGCTCTACCAATCCAACTAGTTATACAGTCTTCCAAATTGAGTTCTATAATTTTTTAAAAAAAGCAAAGCAATTAGACAAAATAGATCCACAGGAATTATTAACCATTCTCATAAGAAATCCAAATTTAGTAAATTTTATAAAAAGAAAAAAATTTGGTGATTTTATGAACGCAGTTAGACAACTAACGCATTCACAAGAAGATAGAGAAATAGTTTTTGTAACTTTGTATTATGAGTATTATTATAAAACCCGGAAGGTATCTTCTGCTATATTGCGTGCTACAAAATATAAGCTGGATAAATTTGATCTTAAATTCGTTAAGAACGTATTTGATAAATATCCATTTTTAGTTGAACAAGACCATTTAAAGCACGTAATAGAATTACTTGACAAGCATAAGTATTCTTGTTTATTAACTCAAAACGGAATTAAGGAGAAATATAATGTCTGAAAAATTATCTTATTATGAATGGATTGTTAATGATGTTATGCCGAATGATCTTTTCCCGTTCAAAGATTTTGATGTTCAAAAATTCTTGGTTGATAAAAATTCGTTTTTGAAGGACTATGTTATAAACCAAACTGAGCTTGAAAATGAGTTAGAGATGACTATAAAAACCAGAGAAGATATTTCTAATTGGCTCAATAGCATTACTTCTCCAAGTGCTGCACAGCAGGACGAATATAAACAGAAAAAACGTCAGTTAGAAAATTTAGATAAAAGAATTAACTGGTTAACAGAGTTAAAACCGTATTTTGGAAAACCATATTCACAATTTTTAACAACTTTATGTCAGCAGTTTAATATTAACACAAAAATAATTTTAGCTACATTACAAAAAGAACAGAGTTTAGTAGTTAAACCCACTCAACTCCCAAGAAAAATAATGGATAGAGCTCTTGGTTTTGGAGCGACCGATAGAGGAGATTTAATATATTACTATGGATTTGAAATACAAAATTATAAAGCCATCCAGGATCTTAAATCTGATTTTGATAAATATTCTCAATTAGATACTCAGCCTATGAAATTTGTTGATAATGGATTTTTACAAATTACCCCAGCCAATGCTTTTACTTCTGTGCTTTATGAATATACTCCGTGGACAGGTTCTCCAGATTCTGCATATTATCCGAAATGGGGAGTGCACGGAGTATACCTATTTTGGAAGATTTGGCGTTGGTGGTGGGGAGACGAATTAAAAGAATTTTATCATATTGTTTAAGGAGGAAACTATGAAATTTTTTATTAAATGTGATCAATGTGGTTTTAAATTATCACAAGAGATGAAGCACGCAGTTGATAAGGGTGAATGTCCTAGTTGTGGTGCAAAATTAGATATACAGAATGCTTTAGGAGTTTTAGAGTTTTTAGTTACAGTAAACGAACTCAAGCTACCTCTTACAGGCAATCATCTTAAACAAATTGTTGATGCTTATTTTAAAAAACTTCCTGGTTTTGAGACTTTGCCAGAAATTTTTATTGAAGAAGAAATGTCAGACAAAATTCGTTTTGGTAGACAGGTTCAGCAAGTTCAGCAGACTCAACCAGCTCAGCCAGTTCTACAGAATAAATCTGTTTCACCCGCACAGGAAGTACAACGTATAGAAGAAGATGTGGATACTACTAATAACACGGATAACACTGGCGATATAAGTAATAGCACTATCAATTCTGAAGAAGAAAATATAGTTAAAAAAATAATTAAACCAGGAGATAAGGATCATCCTGCTATAATAGTTGACAAAGATGGACTTATAACGCAAAAAGGAGGTTCAAATGCAAAGTTGACACCAGAAGAAATAGAAGAGGTGAAAAGAGGATTGGGCGTGAGACCTATTACAAAACCTTCTGATCCAAACAAAGGTGACCAATTCACTGAGAGAGTTCCAGGATTGCGTTTTATTACAAACAAAAAATTCAGAGAACTAAAAGAGGAAATGAAAGCTAAGACTCCAGACTACTATGAGGCTTTAGAAAAACAAGCTGAAGAAGAAGCTACTCAATTAAGAAATGATTTAGGTTCAGAATCTCCAATACAGGGACCAACATCAGAAGATAATACTACATCAAGTATAAATAATATACTTAATTCCGGATACACTGAAGATTTTGAGGGTGGAAGACCAATTACGTTGCCAAAATTATCCAATCCGGCTAAAGGAAATACAATTTTGGATCCATCTGCCATCATCAAACCAAAAGGAGTTCACAATGGATAACAAAACAACTATAGCATCAAATATTCAGATTGATAAACAAGAACCTCCGACAATTTATACTGTTGGATACCAGCCGATTGAGATAATCGGACGTGATTATCGTTTAGTTGATCTTGTAAATCTTATTACAGATAAATGGGATGTAACTGGAAACGTATATGATGCTGTAATTGAATATGTAAAAAAATTTCAATTAAGACCAGAGGATAAATATTTTTTAAACACAAAGAAAAATTCTCAGGTTATTCCATATATTTGGGAAAATCTAAATAGATTTGATTCTTTGAAGCAATTACTAATTTATGACCCATCTTATGTTGCATCGGATGCTGAAATTTATAAAATATTAAAGGATCTAAAATCAGTCATTGGTCCAAAACAAGGATACAGATCTTACATTGATGCGGCTAATGCCGTTAGAGAGACTTTAGTGCGGGTAAAGGATAATATGTCACAAAAGGATTATTTTAATGCTTTAATGCTTTTATCTGATCTAAATAAAAGTTCAGTTGATGCTTTTATTCAATATCTTTTGTCATTTACACAGCCGTATCAAATGAATATGACTAAAAAAGTAATTTTCTTTGGAGATCCTGTAACTCCAAGATATTTTGAATATTTAAATTCTCAAGGAATTTTTGTAGTTTCTTTTTTACCATATGAATTCTTTTTAACTCCTTGTATGACTCCAGAACAATATTATTTTGAAAATCCGATGTATCAATCTCATTTATTTACACTTGTTGAGCTTAGAAGGCTAATAACGATTTATATGCCAGACGCATTGATCTTAAATCCTGGAGGTTTATATCTTACTCCAGGAGATGCAAAATTTTTTGCGTATGAATTGCAAAACGATGTAAAAATAAAAATTTTGTCTGGGAATTATCCAGGCGAACAAATTTCAATTTAAGGAGGAAGATTATGTATATTCAAGCATCAAGTTACGGAATGAACCCACCGCAGAAAGAAAACGAAGAAGTCAAAGAAGGAGCTTATTTTATCGTTGATTGGGTTGGTAATGATCCTATTCGTCGTGGAAATAGAAAGCCAATAATAATTGCAGGTAATTTAACAGAAGAAGAACTAGCCAGCGTTAAGGATGGAAGGATTAAGCTTGAGCCACCAAGATTTGGAACTGTCCAGAGAGTTTTATTAAAAGTTGTGTCTGTAGAAAAACTTTAACCGTTTCCAAAATGGAAACAGTTTCTTCTGGGAGGAGCACGAATGTTTGAAAATTTCAAATGTGAAAAATGTGAGCTTCATAAAGTAAAATTGAATTATGTATTACCACACGGTAATATTAACGGTCGTATTCTAATCATAGGTGAAGCTCCAGGGCGTGAAGAAGATAGAGAGGGAAAGCCGTTTGTAGGTCCTTCTGGGGCTTTATTACGTGAAGCTTTAGACAAAGCAGGCATTTCAATTTCAGACATTAATATTACAAACACAATAATGTGTAGGCCGCCGAATAATCGTCAGCCTATGAAAGAAGAATTAGAAGCGTGTAAAGAACACTGGCAAGCTGTTATTGCTGCAATGCCTAATCTTCAATTGATTATTCTTTTGGGTGCTATTGCGGTTCAAGCTGTGCTCAAACAGAAAAATATTATGGACAAACGTGGGACAATAATTAAGAAAGACGGAAGAGATTTTCTTCCAATTTTACATCCTGCAGCAATTTTAAGAGATCCAAACAAGAAAGAGATGTTCTTTAGAGATTTTGTTTTTGCGAAAAATTATATTGAAAAATCCTTCCAAGTCGGAGAATATAAACTTTGCAATACTCTTGAACTAGCTAATAATGCTCTTGATCTTATTCAGGATAAAGAATATATAGCATTTGATATTGAGACATCTGCTATAGATGAGGATGAACCGAATTTAGCAAATGATGAGATTATTGGAGTATCATTTACCTCAGAGCCATATAGGGGTTATTATATTCCATTTATTAGTGCTAACACCCAAGTTTTTTCAGATGAGCAAAAAACTCATATTGTAAATAGACTACGTGATATACTTACGCATCCGAAAAAGAAATTGATATTGCATAATGGAAAATTTGATGCTAACTTTTTGAAGGCAAAATTTAACATAGATATTGTAAAATTTTTTAAAAGAGACGATGGTTCTTTAGGAACAAATTTATATTTTGATACTATGCTTGCTCATCATTTACTTTGGCAAGCTCCACCACACGGGTTAAAATTCTTATCTAGAATTTATCCAGATTTAGCATATTATGAATCAGAACTCAAGGAGTATAAAGACAAAAATAAGATTAAGAATTATGCTATGATTCCACAAGACGTTATGTATAAATATGCAGCTACTGATGCTGATGCGACGATACGTTTATTTTATAAATATTGGGAAGAGCTTTCCCAGAAAAATTTGCTTGGGCTCTTTTTTACTGCTGTTATGCCTTTAGTTCCTGTTTTATGTCAAGCAGAATATTATGGAGCTAAAATAGATAAAAAGGCGTTATTGGATTTAAAAGTTATTTTAGAAAACAAGATAAAAACTTTAGAAAAAGAAATTTATGAATTAGCTGGAGAGGAATTTAATATTAACTCCCCAATTCAAAAGGCAAAAATTTTATACGAAAAATTAGGTATTCCGAAACCGAAGAATAGAACCAAAAAGAGTGGGAGTCTTCCTACTGATAAAGAAACTTTATCAAAGATTGACCATCCTATTGTTACAAAGTTGATAGAATATGCTCACGAAACTAAAATGAAATCTACATATGTTGATAGTTTATTAGAAAAAGCAGATCGTTTAGACAGAATCCATACTAATTATAAACAGCACGGAACAGCCACTGGGCGTCTGAGTTCATCCCAGCCTAATTTACAAAATATTCCTGCTGAGAAACAATATCGTCAAATCTTTATATCTGAAAAAGGATATTCATTGGTAGGTTCAGATTTTTCTCAGATAGAATTAAGAGTTTTGGCTAGAGTATCACAGGATCCGAAATTATTACAAGCATTTATGAACGGAGAAGATATTCACGACCAAGTAGCAAGAGAAATTTTTAATATTCCTCCGGAAGAAAAAGTTCCCAAAGATATACGTCGTGTAGCTAAAACTATTAATTTTGGAATTGTATATGGTATTCAAGCCCAAGCTCTTTCAAAGCAAATTAATAGTGACGAAGGTACTGCTCAGGAATATATTAATAGATATTTATACAAATATCGTAAGGTTGCAGAGTTCCAGGAATATATTAAGGCTTTTGTACGTGAGCATAAATTTGTAAAGAATATTTTTGGACGTATACATCATATTCCAGAAATAGATTCTCCAGATAGATTTATTCAGGGTGAAGCAGAACGAACAGCTTTAAATAGTCCTATTCAAGGAAGTGCAGCAGAAATAACTAATGCAAGTGCAGTTCAAATATATTTAGCTTTTGAAAGAGAAAATATTGATGCAAAACTTGTGTTGACTGTACACGACGAGCTTGTATATGAAGTAAAGAATGAACAAGTAATTAGAGCAGCTACAATAATTTATAATACTATGAGGTCTATTGCGGAACATCATCTTAAAATACCAGTTCCAGTTGATCAATATGTAAATGACAAATGGCTGGAACACGATATTGATGATCATAAATTTCCAGCTTTACATCAAGCAAGATATTTACGTAAGATAGGAATTAAGGCTCGTGATTTTTATAATATTCCGAAGGGATATATATCTGCAATTCCCAGAGGATGAAGGAGGTGAATAATTTGTTTTTTGCAGAACGTCGTTTCGACGTAAAAATCTATTTTAGGAGGTTCAACTATGGCATCGTGGGATGATCCAAGAGCTGTACAAGCAGCACATCAAGGTCCGAGAGAACAGTTGTTTTTAAGTCTCAAAGAAGATTTACGCGTTAGGGTTATTGGTGCACCAGAATTTTTTGAAAGACATTGGGTAAGTAGTCGTACAGGCAAATATGTCGGTATTAGATGTCCAGGTGCTTCACACTGCCCTGTTTGTGCGATGGGAGACAAACCAAGACTGAGAGCTATTTTGCCAGTTTTAGACAGAAAGACTAACAAGGTAAGATTATTAGACGCTCCTCAAATCATCATTGGCTATTTGAAAGCATTAAAAGATGGAGAATGGGGAGACTTGTCTGGATATGACGTTGTTATTCAACGTGTCCAAGTTGGTAAGAAAACTGACTATCAGGTAACGCCACAACCATCAAGAACTCCGTTAACGGAAGCAGATAAAGCTGAGATTAATAGATTTTTTGAAACTGTAGACTATAAGAAATATGCACAGCCACATACGATTGAAGAAGCGTTAGCACTTTTAAATGGTCAGCAATTACCAAGTAAGAGACCAGAAACGATTTCATATACCGGAGAACCAGCACGTATGCAGACAGCATATACTAATGCATATGTACCTCAGGCACCAGCACCAGCGTATATTCCTCCAAATTATTCGCAGTCTCAGACTGTTGCTACTCCAATGGCACCGCAGATGCAGGCACCTGCACCACAGACTGGGGCTCCAATTTCATCAGGTACGCCAAATATACCAAATACACAGCCAGGAACGAACGCACAGCCGTCGTATGTTCCACCAGCACCAGCTAATACGCCTAATACAGTTACAGATCAATTAATTCAACAATTTTTGCCACAGGGGTATCCGTCATCACCTCCGATACCTCCGTCTCTTTCATCTCCTCCCAATTCCGGCTTGAGGTGATTTGATTTCATTAGAGGCTCCGGCTTTTTCGTCGGAGCCTCTAATAACTTAGGAGAAATTATGAAATCACTTGGATTAGATATATCACAGACTTCTACAGGTTGGGCTGTTTTACAAGACCGTTCGTTGGTTGACTATGGTTATTTTCAATTTAATAAAAATAACCGTTTAGGAGACAATCTTCTTTTGTTTTATAGTTATTTGGAGACTATAGTAACAAAGCATCCAGATTTAGATTTTATTTGTATTGAAGATACGTTCTTTGGTAAAAATATTAAAACATTAAAACTCTTGACTAGATATAGTGGTGTAGCGATAGTAGCTTGTCGTAAATTATTGCCTAAAGCTCGTATATTAGTTTTGACAGTTGCATCTATTCGTTCTGCATATTTTCCTGGGCGGAAACTTGACAAAGATGAAGTTTATAAGTATATTTGTACTGACTATAAATTAGGTAATATTCCAGATGATGTAACAGATGCAATTGCAGTTGCATCATTTCCATTTTTAGGAAAGAAGATTGATAAAAAATGGGAGATATGAAACAGAATAAAGTTTGGATAGTTGGCAATGGAATGATAATTGACACTGGATATATGACTGAATCTGAAGTTAACGAGTTTTATAAGATGTCTTCTGACGCTCGTAAATTGTTTATTGAGGAATATATTGCAAAGTTTCCAAAAGCTTTTATTAATACAGCTGGATTTTGTACTCTTAGGAGAAAGCATATGAGTGAAAAAGACTGTATAGCTTGTGCTAGGGCACAAGGTATGACAAAATTAGCAGAATTTAATGTATGTAGAAGTCAACATCTTAGTAGACCCTGAAGGAGGTTAAATTATGACTAGTAAAAAGAAAATATCAGAGGCCAAAACAAACTCAAAAGTTGATAATGCCGTAAATTCAGATCTGAGAAAACGTATGGAAGCAGCAAATGCTAAACTTAATAAAATTATTCAAAAAGATAATTTACCAGTAATTGACGATGAAGTAGAAGGCTCACAGGATTTAAGTATCCCATTATTTTCTACTGGTATATTAGCTCTTGATAGGGCTCTTTCTGGTGGAATGCCGATGGGACGTATTACTGAATTGTATGGTGAAGAAGGCAGTGGAAAATCTCTTATTTCATTAATGGCGATTGCAGAAACTCAAAAAAATGGAGGACGTTGTCTATTATTTGATGCTGAATCTTCGTATGATCCTATTTGGGCAGCAAAGTTAGGAGTTAATACAAAAGAGCTTATGGTATCAGATGCTAACATAGCTGAAGATGTTTTTAAAATTATTCAGACTTATGCAGAAGAAAAATTAGTTAATTTAGTTGTAATAGATAGTATAGCTAGTTTAACTACGTTAGATATTATGAATAGCGAACTTGGAGCTGCAAAGTATGCTTCTCTAGCTGGTGTTTTATCTAGGATACTTCCAGTTTTATTAAAATATTTAAAACGTAATAATGTTTCACTTATAGTGGTAAACCAAGTTCGTGATGCTATTGGATCCTATACGCCTATGTTACGTACTCCTGGTGGAAGGAGTTTAAAACATTTATATCATACGAGAATTAAAGTATTTAAAGCTGGAAGTTCCAAATTGTTAAAAGATGGAGACACGGTAAGAGGAGTTGAAATTGAAACACAAGTTACCAAACATAGAGGTGGACCAAATTATCTTGGAGCGACTTTTAGGATAGATTATAACAATGGTTTTGATTATGTTTATGATTTAGTTAGTTTTTTACTTGCAACTGGACATATAACTAAAAATGGAGCATTCTATACTTATTCTAATCAGAAATATCAAGGTTTAGAGAACCTTATGGATGCATTTCGCAAGGATCCAGCTGCGTTTAAAGCTGGAATTGAATTTGCTAAAGAGATTTTAAAATCAGAAGCTGGAAATAAAAATGTGATTCCATCAGTTCCAACTGATAAAGATTTAGTAGAACCTATAGATGTGTCAGGAGATAATGATGAATCAAATGACTAATATAGTCCAAAGCCTTCCTCCAACTTTGTTGGATGTTAGTCTTGAGCATAAGTATGAAGGAAGTTATTTTGAACAGCGTGGTGTTTCAAAAGAAATTTTTCAAAAATTTAATTTAGGTACAGTAGTTTCGGCTATTAATACTCTGCCCTCATCTGTTATTGGATCACCCGCATTTCCTGTATACGATGAAAGTGGCTATTTTGTTGGTTGGATCTTTAGACCAGGACATCAAGATTTTAAATATAGATATCATGGTTTAAAGACGTTTGATTATGTTTATGGTTTAATTCATGCTATTCCGGCAATTATTAGAGAAGGATCTGTTATTATTGTTGAAGGACCTTTTGATGTGTTGCTTGCTCATTCTGCCGGAATAGAAAACGTCATAGCAGTTCTTGGAGCACATAT